CTGATTGCCCTTGCTTTTGCCCTTGGTTGGCATCAGTGATGCTCCTTGTTGAATTGTGGTTCAATGATTATATACACTTGACATCACATTCGCGAATGTGCAACATTATGCTATTATTCAAGGAGATCACCATGCGCAGCAGCAACAGTTTTGCCCCCAAACCCAGGGTGGATCACACCCACACTGTGATGGTGCATGAATCTGATCAGCGCAGGCTGAACACCTTTTTCCGCCATGAGCTGGCTCTCTACAATCGTCTGATTGAAGCTTTTGAGAGCCGAACACGAGCCTTTCCTGCACAGATCAGTGAGATCACACCTGCACAGATTCAGCTGTTTGCCACACTGGCTGCCGCAGGTTTGACCATCCAGGCAGTGCTCAAGGATGCCAGTGTGCTGCCAGACAAACTGGCATATCTGCTCCCACAGATTGTGAGCAGCAATCAACGCGGTGTGTTGCCCAGCCATGTGCAATTTGTTTTTGACAGTGTGCTCCGGGAACAGCTGGTGGTGATTCCTCAAACCAAGCAGGCCATGATTCAGGCTGTGTGTGAGTTCTACAAAGAACAGGCAGCAGTGCTCATGTCTCCGGTGAATCATGCAGACTTGTGCTACCGATCCACAGCCATCAATTTGCTCAAACTGGATGCACAAACCAAGCGTCATGCACAGATCCCTCGCAGTGTGATCAGGGTTGTGTACAACCATGAACAGGACTGCACTGAACTGTTTACCCCACTGAATGCTCAGGCTCTGGTGATTCCTGGTGTGAACATCAACAATCGGCAGGGCTGGACCACACTGGTGCTGAGACAGGAGCCAGGCCGTTATGTTACTGAACAAACTCCCTGGTTGGCTGAATTCAGAAACACCAACAACAAATATCTGATCCGTCTCACAGACACTGGATCACGCCGCACCCACACTGATGCGAGCAGCCAGGCTGCGGCCTGAACTGCTTGATTAGTGTTGTTCAACTCACACAGAGTTGATCTTTAGCCCAACATAGAATTTATGGCCTCGCCACCCTGATCTGGTCAATCCGTGTCAACACTCAGTGTTGATTCTAGCTGCCGACCACACTGGACCATACCAGCTTTGAATGACAGTTGTCTGTCTGCATCCCCCGGTCGAACAGGACAGGGAACTGCACTGAGGAATTTTTGGCTAGCCTCTGCTGGAAATGCCAAACAAAGGACTGGACCTCTCACGGCCTGTGTGAAGTCCAGACGCACAACAGTCAACATCCTGTCTGACTGTGTGCGTGCGGGGACTGGAGCCCTAACCGAGTGAGACTGTGAGAACAGTCTGTAGTGAATCCCTCAAGCTGGAATGTAGGCACTCTGCCAGCTGGTTGTCCAAACGGGGATGAGACAGGAACGGTGTTTGTGGACTCAACGAATCACAAAACTGACTATTACCCCCATCGGGGTAGTCACGGCTTGGGATCTAACGAATGCACAGTGAATAGAACAAAGTTGATACAATCCAGTGTCACTGTATCCATCAATCTCACAAACTGTTTGATCAGAAGTCATCCAGAAATACCGATCAGCTTTACTATATTTGGAATATGAATAATATACTATTATCTATCGATTATTCTTACTCATAGTATTCAACTGATTATTCTGTTTATCATAATGCTCGTGGATGACAGCAGCAATGTCATTAAGCTGCTCCACACTTAAATTATATGCATCATTAAAATTTAATCCCCCTTGCATATAGAACACCACAGTGGCTATCTCTTTTTCAATATTTTTTCGATGCTTGTCCATGCTCCTCAGCATCTCTGTGATTTCATCTGGATCACGTTTGAGGAGCGTTATCCGAAAAAACTTGATGGATCAAAATCAATTGGTTGTTGCCATTTATGATTGCAACTAGAACATTCAAAATTATTAACAGTGTCTATTCCTACTTTATTGATTTGTTTGATTTTATCAGTAATTGAATCAGCTTGGCTTTTGCTGATGTTTTTGAGAAACTCTGCGATCCACTCTTGATTGTCAACAGTTTGGCCGGTTTTGAGAATGGTAATATGGGTTATACTCTGTGCAACAATGTCAAATGTTCTTTCAGCCATTTTTGCAACGTGCTGCCCCAATGACATAAACTTGGTTGTTTGATCAAGGTTGCTGTCATTTTGAATCAATGATACTGCTTGGCTTTCTTGAACTTCATTCAAAAGACTTAGATTTCTTTGATTGAAGTTGTATGGTCTGAGATGCACACGCAAATTGTCATCCAACTCAACACAGTTGTTGGCCTCTGAAAAAGTTTGAGTTTCAATAATTGCGTTTAGATCAATTTGATAATGATTCTCATGAGAACAGCTAGGGCAAATCGTGTCAACTTCCATTTGACTGCCAACAGTTGCAATCCTGATGGCCAAGAGCAATGTATTGATGTCTGGCTCAACCAGATCTTTGGGATTTTTGATGGAAGGTACACAATTTCCTACTACTTTGACCATAGCGTCGCCATTGAGCAATGCATCTGGTGTTCGAATGTTGATTTGATCCAGAGCAGTCATAGCATGAACAGCAACCTCTCCATTGATAGTTGTGTCAACCATTCCCTGAGGATAGAAAACACATTTGGATGGAAGTTTGACATACAATTTTGGAGATCTGTAGTACTGGGCAAGAGGATTTGTCATTGTGGGTAGTCCTATGATGATAATCTACTATTATTTACTCATTTGATCACAGTGTTGATCTCTTTTAGGAAGATGTTCTACCCTGCATATTGTTCAACAGGGAGCTATGGTGTGTACTCACCTATATAACACATTCAAGAAATTTATGCTTCTATCACACCCGAAGTAACATATGGATCAACCAAAATATGTTCGATTTGAGATTAATACAGTTTTGTTATTTGATGAGTAAATCTACTGAGATAACTCATCGCTCATAGGGTTGACTTGTGAATTCGCACACACCACGGATTTTGGTGGATAAATACTTGATAGTATCAACATTTGATATATTGAAAATTGTGATCATCAACCATGGCAGATGCTGACTGGGCAAAAAAAGAGATGTTGGAGAGAATTGCGAAAGCTAGTGAACGCAGCGCACACTCTCTTGAAGAGATCTTGGAAGGAGAAACTGGTCTAGGAGCTCTCCGCAAGGATGCGACTGGTGCTGGGAAATCTTTGGATCAAATTACTGCTGCAAATCGCAGTTACAATAAATCAATTGAAGATTTGGAAAAGAATAATAAGAAAAAGAAGGATGAGGAGGAGAGAGAGAAAGAGCGCCGCAGACGCTTGGGTGAATCTAGTATGCGTTTTGGAAATTCTATAACAGACAGCAGCAATTTGTTGAAACGTGCTACTGACAGTGTTACTACCTCGTTGAGTAGTTTTCCTGTTGTTGGGGCGATTATTGGTGCAGGTATTGGTGCACTATCTGGTTTGGTATCATCAGTGATGTCCACAAAAGATACCTTTATCAACATGGTTGATAGTGGTATCATGTTTAATGGTAGTTTAGCACAATTTAGAATTGCTGTGGGTGATGCAGGTCTCACAGCAGAGCAATTTGCAGCTATTGCAGAAAAATCTGGGCAAGCTATTCAGATGTTTGGTGAAGGTCGGTTTTTGAATTCAACGCTGAGATTGAGATCAGCTTTTGATAATTTGGGTTTGAGTATTGTTCAAGGGAATGAGTGGTTTGGTGAATACCTCGAGAACAGTAGATTGTCTGGAAGTATGTTTTTTAGAACCCAAGATCAACAAATGCAAGGTGCCGAAGAAAATCTCAAACAAATGAGAGAACAAGCCAAATTAACTGGTATTTCTGTTAGGCAACAACGTGATCAACAGAGAACGTTGAAGCAATCATTGGAATATCAAGTAATGATGCGTTCAGTAACCCCTGAGAGGCGCGGATATTTGGAAAGGCAGGAAACTGCTATTACTTCTGTAGCCGGGGCAGACTTTGCCAAAGAGTTTTTGACTATGGTACAAACTGGTAGGGTAATCCCTGGTGGATTTATGGCTTCAGCTGAAACCTTTGGTGCTGGCCCACAACTACAAGAACTTGCTGGCGCTGCTCGTCGTGGTGAAGAAGTCGATCCGCAGAGGCTTCAAGCTGCTATTGCAGCTATACCAGCAAGCACATTTAGTATGATGCTGAACATGATTGGTGGTCGCAACCAAGAGATGGTACAAAGACTTATGGATATGCGATTGTCTGCCGAAGCTAGAGGCGGAGTGGAAGGAGCCCCTATTAGACCTAGTACATTGGCACAAGATACAATTCAGTTGACAGCTGCACAAAATAATTTGACTACTTTGATGACACAATTTAATTCTAAGATTATTGAATTGGGGGGATCGTTACTACAGTTTTTACTACCACCACTCACTTCCTTGAATACAACGTTACAAAGTTTTTCAATAGCCTCTGGAACAGTTGGTGGATTGGAGGCATTGGTTAGAAGTATGGGAGCGCCAGATGGTCTGATCAATGTGTTAAACACATTTAGAAATCAAGGGCCGTTGGCTGGTATTGTAGCAGCAGGGGCTGGCGCATTTTCATGGTTGGGATCTCAAATTTGGGAAGGGATGACATCTGGATGGAATTGGCTTCTGGGCAAGTTGGATGAATGGAAGAATAAATTACTGGAAGGATTGGCCAATCTTCCTTTTATACGAATGTTTGGTGGAACTCCAAGAGGAGTAACTCCTGTAGAGAACCGCACCCCTACTGGGGCAAGAATAATTGATATGGATTCAACGAATCAACCAGCGACACTGAGAGAAATCCCTATGACTCCTGGCAATATGGGAAATGTGGAACTGTTGAGAAGAGCTAGAGGAGCTACGCCAAATACTCCTACCTTGGGAGAACCAACCATCCCACCAGCCGGTGGCGCAACACAACCTGCAACACCGGCTGGTGATCGTGTGAGCATGCAATTGAGAGACAGCAACGAACGGGTTGTTGAAGTACTGGAAAGAGTGGTTGCTGCCATATACAGCTCTGGAAGAGATGTAGCCAGAGAGGTACAAAACATAGGATAAGTTTTTGTTGCACTCAAAATTTGGATAAATATCTCACAAGATAATCCACAAGGTAGTACAACATGGCCAGTTGGCGCAAATACTTTACCACCGTACCCAGTCAGGCACAGATCACTCGCAAGCTGGAACAGCTGAACAGAGAGAACAGTCAGGCCGGCACCACACACAAATTCAGCAGCTATCTGCCCGAGGTATATGCTGGTGCACCCAACAGAATTGAACGCTATGTTCAGTATGATCAGGCTGACCTGGACAGCGAGATTCATCGTGCACTGGACACCATTGCAGAATTCTGCACACAAAATGCTGATGACAACAATCCAGTGCCCTTCAAATTCATCTACAGAGGTGATCTCACCGAGACCCAGATGGAACTGCTCACTGACAGCCTACAACAGTGGTGCACCATCAACACCTTCAATCAGAGAATCTTTAGGATCTTCCGCAACTGTATCAAATATGGTGATCAGTTTTTTGTGAGAGATCCAGAGACCTACAAACTGATGTGGGTGGACTCAGCCAAGGTGGAAAAGATCATAGTCAACGAAGCTGAAGGCAAGGCCATTGAACAGTATGTGATCAGAGACATGGATCTCAACATACAGAATGTCACTGTGACCAACAGCATGATACATGACAACTACAGCTTCCCTGGTGGCTATCCTCGCAGCAGCAATCCAGCTGCTGGTGCAGGCAACATCAACTATGGTCAGCCCACCACACCAGGCGGACGCACCAGCCGATTCTACAATCCAGCCAACAGTCTGCCAGTGGATGCCCAGCATGTGGTGCATCTCAGTCTCAGCGAGGGTATGGATCAATACTGGCCATTTGGGCTGAGTATTCTGGAAGCTGTGTACAAAACCTACAAACAAAAAGATCTGCTGGAAGAGTGCATCCTTATCTACAGAATTGTGAGAGCTCCTGAACGCAGAGTGTTCTACATTGATGTGGGTCAGTTGCAGGGTCAGCGAGCCATGGCCTATGTGGAGAGGGTCAAAAACGAAATCTACCAGCGCAGAATGCCCAATCGCACAGGCGGTGGCAGCAGCATCTTGGACACCAGCTACAACCCCATCAGCATGACTGAAGACTTCTTTTTGGCCACCAACAGTGAGCAGAGAGGCACCAAGATTGACACTCTGCCAGCTGGTGAGAGTCTGGGCAACCTGGATGACCTCAAATACTTCAACAACAAAATGATGCGTGGTCTGGGTATTCCCAGCAGCTATCTGCCCACTGGTCCTGATGATGGCACAGCCGTCTACAACGATGGCAAGGTGGGCACAGCATTTATTCAGGAATACAGATTCAACAAATACTGTCAGCGTCTGCAAAACAGCATCATTCCTGTGCTGGATCTGGAATTCAAACTGTTCCTCAAACACAGAGGTGTGGAAGTCAGTGCCAGCTTGTTTGAACTGGCATTCAACCCACCACAGAGCTTCAGTGAATATCGCAAGATGGCTCTGGACGCTGAGCGGGCCAATCTGTTCAACAGTGTGATGACTGGTGACGCAGCCAAGTACATCAGCAAGCGTTATGCACTGGAAAGATATCTGGGTTGGACACAGGATGAGATCCTGGAGAACGAGAAGCTCTACAAGGAAGAGAATGCTCGCAGAATAACCACCAAGACTGGTGCCAACCCCATGGATACTGACCAGGTGGGTCTGAGCTCGTTGGGTATCAGACCTGAACCCACAGCTGATCTGGGCATGGGCATGGGTGGTGAAATGGGCGCTCCTCAACCACCCATGGGTGGCGAACCATCAGAACCACCTCTGGGCAGCACGCCAGGCACTGAGCCCACACCGGGTCCAGCAGCTGGTCCTCAAGTTTGAAAACTCTGATCACAGGCATCTAAATACTCGATGATATTCAATGTTAGAAAGACTGATGGTTCACCACTGGTGAACCTGGATCCTGGCACAGCCAACAACAGCAGAAGCAGCCTGATCCTGTTTGGCAAAAACTTTGCCAACTGGGGTACAGCGCTCAATGAGAACATGGTACATCTCATGGAGCACTTTGCAGATCAGACTCCTCCACCCAATCCTCTCACTGGCCAGTTGTGGTATGACACCATCAACAAAGTCATGAAGGTGTATCAGGATGGTGTGTGGAATCTACTCAACGCAGCCAGCCTGCAGGGCATTGTGGAAGATCTGGTGCCCAACAGACTGTATGTGAGCAAGAGCGGCAGCGACAGCAACAGCGGTCGCAGCTGGTTTACTGCCAAACTGACCATCCGAGCAGCCTGTGAGGCAGCAGCTGAACAGATTGCACGTGGTGACATGACTGTGGATCACGTGAGCATCCTGGTAGCCAGTGGAGACTACACTGAGATCACTCCCATCATAGTGCCTGCAGGAGTGAGCATCATTGGTGACAATCTGAGAAGTGTGACTGTGCGACCCAGAGAAGATTTGGTCACTCAGAATGTTTTCCTGCTTAGCAGCAAGACCTATGTGTATGGCATCACTGTGAGAGATCACAGACTGGATCCCAGTGCACTGGACATCACTCCCACTGATGATCCAAGATTCACTGCCAATGCCAGCGGCAGAAATCTGCCCAGAGACACTGTGCAAACTGGCTGGGCATTCAGTTTTGCACCTGGTGTGGTGATCCGTGTGAGCCCCTATATTCAGAATTGCAGCAGCATCAGCGGAGATCCAGGCACTGGCAGCGGCATCTATCCTGGCGGCGGTGGTGTGCTGGTGGACAGCAACACCATTGATCCTGACAGCAGAATTCACAGCATTGTTGTGGATGCCTTCACTCAGATCAATCTGGGTGGCATTGGAGTCAAAGTGGTCAACAAGGGCTACATGCAGTTGGTGAGCTTTTTTGTGAACTTCTGTCAGTTTGGGCTGTTGTGTGTGAACGGCGGTCACGTCACCGCACTCAACAGCAATTGCAGCTTTGGAAACTACAGCTTGTGGAGCGAGGGATTTAGGTATCTGGAAACCGATCCGGACACACATGCTGTGAATCAGACCTGGACTGGTGATGGCATCAACAGAGTATTCACCACCACCAGTGGCAAAAAAATCTATCCAGATCAGCTACGAGATCTAGAAGTTTTGGTCAACAACGTAGCACAGACTGTGAATGTGGACTACACAGTCAGCGATGGCAGCGGCATACAAAGCGTGATCACATTCATCACTGCCCCAGCTCTGAATGCCACCATCACAGCACGCATCAGATTTGGTAGCCTTATTGAAGCCAGTGGTTATACCATGAGCTACACTGGTGCCGGACTGGACTATTCTCGACTCAGTGCTGGTCAGGGAGGCGTGGGACGCAGTGATCCCAACAAATATACCATTGCCTATCCTGAGACTCCCAATGACCCCGACGATCCCATACGCAGCTATGCCAGAGTGTATCACACCACCACTGATGAAAGTGGTGACTTCTATGTGGGTCTGGTCACACCATCCACGACTTTTGTGGATGGTGTACAGCAGAGCGCCCGCCCCAGCTTTAGAATCAATCAGCAGCGAGGCGCCATTGATGGTAGAGCCTTCTATCAGAGCATATTCGGCTTTATGGCACCTTTTATACTAGTATTGTCAAGACGAGGCAAATAAATTATGATCCATGCTGTGCTCAGGCCACACTGGTTCCAAGGAGATATCTAAATGGTTGCACCTATTTTTAAGTTTAGAAACGTCAAGCTGAGACTGACCACCACCGCTCCCACCTTTGTTTATGGTGTGGTGGCCTTCAGTCCTAGCTTTGTAGACCGCACTCTTGCAAGTGGTGTGGTTATAACTTTAAATGAATCTGAAGTAAGCACTGTGCTGCTCACTGTGCAGATCAGCAATGTCACTGGCAACAGTCAAACCGGCACTGTTCCCTCTGCACAGTCGGTCAATGTGAGTGCATACATACAAAACAACAGCAGCGCAATTGCATTCAACAGCGCAGTGGCCAGAGTGCTAGTGAACTCCTATCCACTGATTGGTCAAAACGCCTTTGACCCACTCAGCGGCAATCTTGTGATGGCAGCTCATGATCAGCTGTGGGTGCAAACTGATGTGGCCAACAGTTGCGATGTTACTGTGAGCCTGTTGGAAATCGCCAATGCCACATCATTCTAAACTGATCAAAATTTAAATACCAAAACTGTTGAGGATTTGAACAACCATGCCCAGGCTTCTTGATACCAGATTGATCGGCAGAGACATTGCTGATGTGGCCACCACCAGCTATGGCAGCAACACTGCGCCTGGCAGCCTCCTGCAGGTGGCCCGTGATGGCATCAGCATGGAAATTGGACCCAACAGTGATCTTGCCTATATCAGCAAGGATGCTGAACAGGACCGATCAGGCATCAGCCTACAGCAGTATCTGGCCAGCAGTTGGACTGATATCACTCCTGGTTTGTTTACTCAAGTCTATGATGTTACCTACGCAAGTGGATGGTTCTGGGCAGTGGGCGCTAATGGATCAGCTGGTGTGATAGCCAGCAGTCCTGTTGTGAGCACCACTGGTAGTTCTACAATCAGTGCAACTTGGACTGCACAACCTCATAATTTTACTGGACCCATATTTGGTATCACATTTGAAAATGGTGTGTTGGTGGCCTGCGGCAGCAATGGCCAGATAGGTGTGTACACTGGCACTACGTGGAACCTTGTACGCAACGAGGGCACTGCAAGCATCTATAGAATTGCATATGGCCATCGCAAAGGCTGGGTGGCAGTGGGCACAGCCACCAGTGTAAGTACCAGTGCTGGTGTAACATTTGTAAGTGATGATGCACAGACTTGGCTGGATACCACTCCCGCTCTGGGTGCAGGAGTGCCCATTTATGGTGTTGCCTACGGTGATGGTCAGTTTATGGCTGTGGGCGGGGCAGCAGGAGTCACCACAAATCATATTGCCACCAGTGAAAATGGAATGACATGGACCACACGCACAAGTTCCAGTCCCACCAGTGCACACTATGCAGTGGTGTATGGTAATAACAGATGGGTTGTGGGGGGCAATAATGTAATTGTTCACAGTGGCGGCGGTGTGACCTGGAATTCAGTTGCAGCGGCTGGTAATATTCAAAGTGTGATCTATGGAAATGGCATGTTTGTATGCAGCAGTACCATAGTTTATGGATCAGTGAATGGCCAAGAGTTTGCTGTTCTTGATAACAGCACTGGATTTACTGCAACAGCAGCAGGTGGTTGCTATGGTAATGGTTTGTTTGTAGTGGGCAGCAGAGCTGGGCAAATAATTCGCAGCGGCACAGCACCTGAAACCATTGGTGGCGCTCCTGGTAGGGACGGCATAGACGGTAGAGACGGCATAAACGGCACCCCAGGATCGGCTCAGACTGTGGTGACACGAACCACCAGTGCCAATGAGGCTATCACAAACAGCGGTCAATCCTATGTATATATTTTGGATCAAGCATTACCAATTCTTCCAACTATTGTATTCAATGTGCCTATAAACACCGGCAACACAGTGGAAAGATTCCTATTGACTGTGCGTCACCCTGTCCCACAAGTCGGTGAACAAGTAGCATTCTCCACCGGAGCATTGAGTACTAACTTTAGAGGTGGTACAGCTGACCCTTCACCAGGATTTGTTGTGCCCATGTTCTACGGCCCCTGTTTGATTGAATTCTATCGATTCCCCAATACCGGTGACTGGTATTATGAAATAATTTATTATCAAGCAGGTCCAGTGGGCGGCGGAGATGGTGGCGGTGGCGGCGATGGCGATGGCGGGGCGGGAGGCGGTGGCGCCCTTTGATCATAAATAGTCACATGAGAGCACAGGACCTAGATGCAGGATATTATGATCCTGCTGATGACAAATACAACCAGATCAGATTGGATGACACCCGTCAGCCCCGAGTCACCCTCAAGCATCTCAACCGTCTCAAAAAGATGAGAGCTGCTCGCCAGTTGGAAAACCTGGTGAGGCGGGACACTCTGGAAATCATGTACAGCCAGCCAGACGAGGGTGCAGCCCCAGGAATGTAGATTTTGACCCAAAATCCACATATATTTGAACATTGGGTTAAATAACATTTGAGTCTGACTAGCTTTTACCCAAGGAGAAACTCATGGCAAATACAAAACTGATGAAGGTCATGGAATACCTCATCAATGAACAAGAAGACAAAGCTCGTGAAATGCTGCACCAGATCTTTATTGAGAAGGCACGTGCAATTCATGAGGAAATGACTGCTGACGAAGACATGGATGAAACCATGTTGGGCGGCGATCAGGGCGAAGACTTTGCTGATGAAATTCAGTCTCACAAGGAAGAGATTGAAACTGAAACCACCTATGCCCCCATGGAAGACGAAGACATGGACATGGACATGGACATGGACGACGCTGTGGAAGATCTGGGCGACGACATGGATGATGACGATGTTGACGTTGAAGACGCTGACGAAGTTGAGGATGCTGACGATGTGGAAGTTGACATGGACGGCGAAGAACATGACGACGAAGCTGGTGAGCATGATGCAGAGCAGGATACTCAGCTGCATGACCTAGAGCAGGCCATTGCTGAACTCAAGGCTGAGTTTGAAGCCATGAAGTCTGATGAAGGTGAGCACATGGATGCTGATGCAGAGGGTGATGACCAGGCCAAGATGGCTGAGTCATGGGAATCTGAAACAGACGACCTGGATGAGGACGAGGACTATGCAGATCTGGAAGAAGCCATGGATCTGGACACAGTCACAGCAGCCAAGGGTGGAGAAGTGGGCAGCGGCAAGTTTGCCCGTGCAGAGGCCAACACACGCAGCCCAGTTCCAACCACACAGAAGGACACCATGGGCGCCAGTCCAGTGGTGACTGGCAAGGGCAGCAAGGCCAGCGGCTATGATCGCCAGACTGCTCCCAGCAGCCATGAACTCAGTGGCACAGCCAATCGTCGCAAGAAGAGCACAGATGGCATGAGCGCAGTGAGCAAGGAAGGCAGTGCCAAGGCCATGCTCAACAAGGATCGCAGTGAAGGCTTTGGTGCTCCAGGCACACGCAGCCCCATCAGCGGCAAGTAACACCACACTTGCACAACCAACATCAAAGCCGCACCACAGTGCGGCTTTTTTGTTGACAAAATACACAGTTTTTGATACTAAATCTACGCAATTTATCAACAGTTTATAAATAGACTTGGCACAAAACTGCCAAGGAATACGAATGTCGCAACTATTGCAAGAACACCTGCACTTTGATGCAGCTGAGCTCCGAATCCTCAAAGAGGGTGAGGGTTCAGCTACCAAGAATCTGTTCATGGAAGGCATCTTTATCCAGGGTGGTATCAAAAATCACAACGGTAGAGTCTACCCTGTGGACCAAATCCGCAAGAGTGTGGAATTGGTGAACACATGTATCAATAGAGACAACGGTGTGCCAGGTGAATTGGATCATCCCCAAGAGCTACAAATTCATCTGGACAGAGTGAGCCATAGCATCATCAAGATGTGGATGGACGGAGCCAATGGGATGGGCAAGCTCAAATTGCTGCCCACCCCTTGTGGACAAATAGCTACAACATTGCTGGAATGTGGAGTCAAGTTGGGGGTGAGCTCCAGAGGTTCAGGCAATGTGGACAGCCTAGGCAACGTCTCAGATTTTGAAATGTTGACTGTGGACATAGTAGCCAAACCCAGTGCGCCCAGTGCATACCCAGTTCCTGTGTATGAAGCATTGCAGCATGGTCGTTTGGGCCACAACATCAGAGATTTGGCGGAAAGTGTGAGACATGATGAGCGTGCTCAGAAGTATCTCAAACAAACACTGCTCCGTTGGGTTGATGAGTTGAAGATATAAACAAGGAGATCCCAATCCTATGGAAAAACAACTACAAGAACTTCTTGAGAATGCTGTGTTGGGTGAGGAAACTCGTACAGCACTACAAGAAGCATTTGCTGCCAAGCTCAGGGACTCAGAGCGCAAGCTGGAAGAAAGCTATGCTGTGAGATTCGAACATGAGCGTGCAGTGCTTGTGGAAACCATGGACACAATGCTCAACGACGTTATCCGCAAGGAACTCAACGAGTTCAATCAGGACAAGCGTAGTGTGGCAGCTCAGAAAGTCAAACTTGCCGAAGCCCAGAGACAGGCCCAGGCTGTGTATGATGCCAAACTGACCAAAAACGTAAAGATGCTGGAGAGCTTCATGCTCAAGCAGATTTCCGCCGAACTGTCAGAATTCCGCGCTGATCGTCGTCAGCTGTCTGAGCAACGTGAACAAATGGCACAAGAACTGAACGAAAGCCGCACAGCGGCTCAACAAGACTTTGATGCAAGAGTGGCCAAGTTGGAAAACTTTGTGCTCAAGCAGCTGAGCGAAGAAATCGCTGAGTTCCAAACTGACAAAAAGAGTTTGGTTGAACAGCGAGTGAAATTGGCTGCTCAGGCCAAAACAAAGCTGAACGAAACTCGTGAAGCATTTGTTAACAGAGCCACCCAGGTTGTTGATCGTACTCTCAACGAAGTGATTCGTAGTGAGCTGGTGCAATGGAGAGATGACATCAAAGTTGCAAGAGAAAACAACTTTGGTCGCAAGATCTTTGAAGCAGTGGCAGCTGAGTACATGAGCAGCTACCTCAGCGAAGGCACAGCAACAAAGAAGTTGCAGAAGCAATTGCAGGAAACAACCCAGCAACTGCAACAAACCAAGGTTCAACTTCAGGAAAGCGCCAAGCTGATTGAAGCTGAGCGCAAAACTGCCCACATTGCACGTGATCGTGCTCAGAGAGTGGAAGTTCTCAACGAACTGCTCACACCCCTCCGAGGCGACAAGCGTGCAGTGATGGAAAATCTCCTCAGTGATGTCAAAACAACTCAACTCAAAGAGAGCTTCCATCGCTACTTGCCAACTGTTATGAACAATGCAGCACCTGTGAAGAAATCCACACCAGCGCCCGCAGCCAGCAGATCAGTGGCACATTCTGGAGACAGAGTGAGTCTCGTAGAGACTCAAACACACACCAAACCCGAAGATAGTCAAGATCTTCAAAACATCTTGTACCTGGCAGGCATATCTGCTAGGGCTCAATAATAGGAGACAATACCAATGAAAGGCAATCTTTTTGAAGCCAATTGGAACCTGACCAAGCAAGCCCTCTGCGAAGGCCTCGTCGGCAACCGCAAGAAGGTCATGGACGTGGTTCTCGAGAACACCAAGAGAGACCTGGCCGCCCGTGCCGGTGGAATGCTCTTGGAAAATGCAACTCCTGGTGCAACCAGCAGCGGCAACGTAGCCACCCTCAACAAGGTGATCCTGCCTGTTATCCGTCGTGTGATGCCAACTGTGATCGCCAACGAGATCATCGGCGTGCAGCCCATGACTGGTCCAGTGGGTCAGATCCACACACTGCGTG